AGGTTATTCATTTGGCACAGCGTAGCAAATGTTTTACGCGTATCGTGCATGGTATGATGCGTATTCAATAACTTGTTTACTTTCACCAATACAGTTCTATTGGTGAAATTAGGATAAGAAACATCCACAAGTCTCTTCTCAGACGTTAACAGTTCATCAATAACATATTGTTTTATATCATCGTGAATGGGCACAATTCGATTCTTACCGGCTTTTGTCTTAGAACCTGTAATCATATAGCTTATAACTCTTTCAGTGCCGTCATCGTCGCATTTTTCATCAATATGAATATTATCTCTATTGATATTCAGCAATTCATTGATTCTCACACCAGTATAGATAAATATCAGCATTATATGTGCTTCTGGAGTATCTGCTTTCTTCAATGCCAGTATTTCGTTGATAGTATAAGGCCTATGCATATCAGACTCCTCATACTTAGGAACTCTTATATAAGACGTATAATCATCATTGCGGTCAATATACTGATTCACAACGGCATATCTAAACACCTTTGTACATATCGTCTTCATATGTACCTGTGTGCCATGATTAGATCCATCTTCATCAAACACATCCTGAATCATTCTCAGAGTTATCTGATCTATCTTCAAGTAATGCAGCTTCTTCAGATGCTTGATTGCACCATGCATATTATTCTGCGTATGCGGAGACAAAGAAGAAAAATCCTCTTTATCAAGAATATAATATATATCCAAGAACGTAGGCACTTTCTTACTCATCTTCTCCTGTACCTTCTGGTAAACCTCAGGATCAATCTCCATAGCCTCTTTCTTGCTTATCGTATTATTCTTAGTAAGAGAATACAGAGATAATGCATTAAGCGCCTCTTGATACGTTTCAAACGTTCCGATTACTAATTGTTTCTTTTCTCCATTTGTCAGATTTCTTTCATCCAATGTAACTTTTGCGCAAAACGGCTTTCTTCTTCTGCCGCTAAGCTTTACTACCGTCCCTGATCCATTAGGACGTCTTTTATACTTTACCATAATCATATTCCTTTCTTGATTGCCTCAAGCGTACTAACTATGGTATAATTGAGTACGCAAAAGACTATTTACTCGATACAAACTTTTGCTCGACCAATGCTGTTCCCGCAGTATTGGTCTTTTTACTTTTCATCTATCTTTTTTTGGATTTTTTGTGTGAAATCATTAATGTCAGAATCATACATAGATATTAGTTTCACTAAATCAATAGATGAAATATTATTTCTGCCATTTTCAATTTCAGATATCCATGATTTCGTTTTACTAAAACGATTAGCAACATCTTCCATTGTGTAAGAAGTATTTTTTCTAAGCTGTCTCAATATCGTGCCTTGATACTTTAATAACTCAGATGTGTGCTCATCTTCCATTTTTTTCTTCATTAAATATACATCTCCATTAAATACTGTCTTTTAACTGGCTTAGGTTCACATCATACAGTTTCGATAGTGTTTCCAAATCAGAATCATAAAGAGCCATTAATTTCTTGGCATCGGTAAATAAAATATTATTTCTACCTTTTTCGATATCAGACATCCATGAAGTTGATTTGCCGAATTTTTCACCGACCTCTTTATATGTTAAATTTGTTTTAGAACGAAGATAAGACAATGATTGACCTAAAGCTATTAATTCTATGGAATATTGTTTAGCCATATAATTACCTCTGTATTTATTGATTACAAGTTTTTTTATCAAACAAAATAATTCAATATAGTCATTAATCTTTTGAATTGTTATTATCTGTATAACTATCAATAAAATCATTTAAATTCTTATAATCTAATGAATACTTATCCATAATAATCTTAACATCATCAAATTTAATAGCTGTGCGCCCATTTTCTAAATCAGCCCACCAGGATCTATTATGATTAACTGATTCACCCATCTCTTTTTGAGTCATTTTTCTATTCTTTCTTACGTTAGTCAAATAGACCCCTAGCGCTTTATAAATATGTTTGCTGTCCATTTGATTCACCTCCTTCGACTATATCATACTATATTTTGGATAATACCCACAAGAAAATAGTTATAATCACCAATAAATTAGTAAAATGATGTTGACACCCACACTTTCACGTATTATAGTTAACTTGTAAGTGGAGCACACCCACACGAAGGAGGGATAATAATGTTAAAGGTTGTCGCTATAAGGATAAATATGGGCCTATCACAGGAACAGATGGCAAAAAAACTGAATATGTCAGTTAACACATACAGGAACAAAGAAAACGGGAATACTTATTGGTATTTTCACGAAATCAAACTAATAAGTCAATTATCTGGCATTAAGATTGAAGAAATAGACGCTTAATTTTTTTAACCTAAAATGACGGTCACACCCACATACAGCCATATCACTAACCATTTTTTTAAACTATCCCATAGAATAAAAGTAAAAGTTTTGTATCGAGTATCTTTTCATTAAGTTAAATGACTATCAATAAGTGGTATGGCTCTATGTGGGTGTGATAACAAGGAGGTGATTGAGAATGCGAACAGCAAATAAAAATGAATACTCAATGAGTATTCAGGAAGCAATGGATATGACGGGAATGTCCAGGAACTTTATTCTTAACGCAGTAGAACAGGGTAAATGGCCAGGTACTGTTATTACAGTAAAAGGCCGTAGATCTGTTCATATTCCAAGAATAGCCTTTATGCATTATCTTGGCATATCTGAAGATAACAATTAAATATTAAACAAATTTATAGGCATCTAAGGCCGGAGGATTGATATTTTTTCTAAGACATTAGTTATTTTCATTAATTTTCACTTTCGATATAGAACCTTTGTAGGATGGATGCATGTAGCTTTTACTGGTCCTCCGGCGCTAGATGCCTATGAATAATTAGAATCTAAAGAAAGGAGGATTAAACATGCTTAAGGAGAAGAAGACTTATGAACTATTTTTCTGTGATCCTGATGGTGCACGCAGGAAGATTGATACTATTCCTGATTATTGTAAAGCCGTTGTTACTGCAAGAGGATATTCTACCAGTTTCAAGAGTGATGTGATCATTCATGAAGTATCAGGAAATAAGATGACAGGTAGAATGATGCTCTACTCATATGCTTCAGGGCAGTGGTGGAGACCTCTAAATAGCTAAAAAAAATGGAATGCTTTGCGATAGCATTCCGGTGTCTTTAAACGAATTCTGAATGAGCCTCTTTTCGAGGCAACTTCATTATAACAGATATTGAAGAAAAAAGGAGCGATTTTGAATGAAAAAATTAAATAAGAATAGGGCAGTATGCCTTTTGGCTGATGTATGTATATTAATTATTCTATTTTCCATGGTAACAACAGGAAACAATTGGAACTCAACAGAAGTAAAGATCTACTTCTGCAGTTCTCTGTTTATGAATATGCTGTTTGTACAGTATTTCCTTATTGCAGGAGGTAGATAACATGAATCTAGAGTTACAGAAAGAGATGTTTGCTGATCATGTCGCTACTCTTAGAGATTATGGCGATATTAAGATTCTTGACTTCCAGAAGCCTGAAAGCAACTACTACAGAATCAGATTCATTTTTGAGGATGATCATGACAGAGTGCATATCTCTGGCGATCTTGGCGAGCTGATTGCCTATAGCTATGCCGGCCTAAATTCTAGAAACTTCATAGACTGGTGCCGTCGAGATTCTATCTTTTTCAAGCTTAAGGTGAAATGCAGCAGTCATCCTCTCTACACATATGATAGAGAGCTTGCCGAAGAGCAGCTTCTTCAAATGACAAAGGATAACTATACACACGATAGAATCGCTGATTACTACGATGTATGTGAGCCTGAAGATGCAGTTAAACCTTTTATAGAAGATATTTTGGACGGCTTCAGCGACACAGAAGGTATCTGTGAGATAGGAGAAAGAAAGCTTTTGAATATAGATTATTCAGCTTTTGACCCTATTGATGAAATCGGATTAGAAGAAGGCCCTGATGTTTTTGATGTCTATCTTTTGGCTTTCAAATTAGCGTTCAGACAGCTACAGGAGAAGGGAGTGGTGAAGTAATGCATAAAGTATCACATGCCCCGATGGAGATGATGCATCAGAAAGTAGTAAGGGACATTGCTAAAGCGGTTGATCATACGTTTTATGGCGCATCAATAGAGAATGTCTCTTACTCAGAGACGATTAAAGGCGGTACAGATATCGTTTCTACAATCAGCATTGATGGTGCTAACGGCTCGCATTTCGTTGCACAGGAGACTAATATGCCTGAATATGAGATGCTGGATTGGATTATGCATCAGTTTTTAAAATTTCTAAGGGAGGAGGCGCTATGATTGTGGATATCGATACAGCTGCATTAATAGGTGGAATTAGCGATATAAAGGAGTTGGAATACCTAAAAGATATCATCGATGCAAGAATAAAATATCTAAAAGAATGCACTGCCAGAGCAGTAGTAAGCGCTGCACTGGAGGAGGAATAGACAATGGATGTATTTAGATTATTAATATCGATATTTTTTGTGCTCACTATCGGCATCAACATTGCTGGTATAGTAGCAAGTTTCAACGCAATCAGAGAATATAAAAAATCATTAGATATTCTTCACGAATGCGAGGCAATCATGACTATCTTGGATAAGTATAGAAGACAGGGGTGATGCACTCTGACTGCTGAACAGATGGAAGCGGTCTTGAATGATTTTCTGAATGAATTGAAGTACGAAGAGAAGGCCCCCAATACTGTCAAGCAGTATAGAAGGGCATGTACTAATTTCTTATCTTCAATAGAGGATAAGAACAAGGAAGTTAAAAAGGATGATGTGATGTCTTATAAGAGCAGAATGCTCGATACTTATAAGCCATCAACTATTAATGTTTCTATTATCTGCATAAACAAGTTTCTACGCTACTGTGAGACGGAATCACTAGAAAGGGGTCAGCGCTCCAAGATGGAAGTAAAAACCATCAGAGAACAGCGTGTATCCTCTTTGGAGGACGTTCTAGAGCCAGGAGAACTGAAAAGGCTTTTAAAGTATTCAAGAAGGCTTGGATATGATGACATATATCTTATTATCAAGATTTTTGCATATACAGGAATAAGATGTCAGGAGTTAAAGGATTTCACTGCAGAAAATATGAAGCATACTATTATCAGAACCAACTCAAAAGGGAAGGTTCGAGAAATCATTTTAAGAGATGATCTGAAGAAAGAGATTAACCAGTACATGAAGAGACACGGAATTACTGGTGGTTATGTATTCAGGAATGATGATAATGATGGACTGATTCCTTATCAGACTATATACAGAAAACTTCAGAAGGTTGCTGGAGCTGCAAAGGTCAATAAGAGGAAGGTTCATCCACATTCCTTCAGACATCTGTTTGGCATAGTGTTCATGCAGCAGGGCGGTAATATAGACGAGCTTGCTGATATCTATGGACACTCATCACTAGAAACTACACGTATCTATCTGCGCACTACTGCGAAGATGAAAAAGGAGAAAATGAGCAGACTGAAGTACTGAAAATACTGCTCAGAACGCTTTAAAATACTCCAAAAATATTGTTTTGAAAATATCGTAAAATATACTGATATACACTACACAATTTCAATAATTTGGGGTGAGAGATAACATAGGGTTATCTTACACGCATTTACACGTTCTGAAGGTCCGACAGAAGCCCTCAGAACTACATACTAGATTATCTACATTCTAGATTAAAAGCACATTCTAGATTATCTACAGTTCTAGTCAATTCTGTCAGAATTCTGAATGAAAGGATGACTGTTATGGGTTGGATTGGAATAAACAGGGATATCATCAACTCCAGCATATACAAGGATCATGGAGCAATGAGAGTCCTGCTTCATCTATTACTCACTGTCAACTACTCAGCCGTTGAATGGCAGTCAATCACAATTGACAGAGGCGAGACAGTCACATCTCTTAAAAGACTTTCTGAAGAGCTCGGAATGTCTAAAAATACTCTTCTTAAATCATTATCAACCCTTGAATCTTCAGGGGAGATAGCCAAAAGAACCACGAACAAATATACACTCATAAGAGTAGTCAATTACGACTACTGGACACACATGTTTGTATCAGATTCGGAAAATAACAAAAATAGCGGTTCAAAAAATGAACCGCAAGACAATGACTGCGGTTCAAAAAATGAACCGTTGGTGTTCAAAAATTGCACCACTGCGGTTCAAAAAATGAACCGTTGCGGTTCAAAAATTGAACACAATATAACAAAATACAAGAATAATACAAAAAAACAAAAACACTCTCACAAGGATGCGGAGCATCCTTGTGAGAGTGAAATGTGTGATTTTCTGAAATCGAAGGGTTTTGGTGAAGAAGTAGCAAAAGCAGCATTTCTTGCATGCGATTCATTCGGTTTTGAAAAGATTGGCAATTGGAAAGCATTCTGCCTGAAGGTCGCCAAAACAAAGAAAGCGGAAGTAAAGCCTTTGCCTACCAGGCCAAAGAGAAAGAAAGAGCCCGAACATGTGACTGATGAAGAAATAGCCGAGCTTAGAAGAATGATGGAAGATTGGGATGGAGAAATTAGACCACTTGTAAAACAGTCAGGTTAAGAAAAAATGGATAGACCAGAAATGTTTGAATGTTTCATTGATGCATTATCAGCGTCTGATGTATCGGGCAAGCTGAAAGTAATGCTGCTTAAAAAAGGGATTGATATGATTCAATCTGCAGAATGCCTGCAGTATCTTCAGAGGCTTGATGATCTAGACAAGATGTGCATCCTGAATGTCGCAGAAGACAAGAAAAGAGGCGCCAACGCATGATCAGCAATCTCAATTTTGACAATCTAAGCACAAATACAAATACAGTTCTTGGACTGATCATTGACCAGTGCGTAGACAGAAGAGTGCCTCACTGTACTTTCTCAATGACGGCACTAAGAGATAAAACTAAATTCTCAAAACAAAGAATTCAGATGAGTCTCAAGCAGCTTGAGGACCTTGGATATATCAATATTTCTAGAGTTCCGATGGGTGGGTACAGATACTACCTGGATGGCGAATCAATCGCTATCTATACAAATGAAGTTGAAAAGTATTCAGGCAGCACACGCTTTTAATTAATTCAAAAAATAACAATAGTCTCAAGTAAAGTGGCTTTGTTCGATATTTTACATGCACATCTCATGCGTGCAGCTGCTTTGAATAAATATCTTATTAGGAGGAAATATGGAAAAGATAGCAGCAATAGAGTGCCTCGATAGGATAATCGACGAGCTGACTGATGACCAGTTTGGATTTCTTATCGGCGCAATCGGATATTTAAAGGATTACATCAATTCGCGCGAATAGATGATCATACGGCATCATGGTCTTATTAGCCTATAGTCTCGTAAACATTAGAATGACCCTCGCATGATCATGACGCCGTAACTATTTCTATTAATGCGTTTCAAAAAAACTAAACAGTGCTTCATGATTTCATGACTTCATGAAAACATCACACAACTTTAATTTTGCTAAACGAAATCATGTGCACTGGGAAGATGGAAAGAAGGAATTGAAAATCAAATCGAAAGAGTAAAGGAATTCTTTCTACTCTTCCAGAAAGGAGGAGCAATGAATTATCTGGTATTGATATTCATATTATTCATTGCACTATATGCATCATTATGATTATGAAAAATTACACAAAATTAAAATACGATGGCTTTCAAAGCCATCTGAAAATAGAAGAAAGACTTTTTGACGGATGGCACTGGCAGTTTGAATTTGAAAACAGATGGGTAGTCAGTGTAATCAAGCACAGATATTCATACGGAGGTAAGGATGATTTGTTTGAAACCATGCAGTATAAAAAACAGGGATTTTGTGAAGGTGAGGTACTTGGCGGCATGAGCAATAATGAAGTGCTAAAGCTTCTAAGAATAACAAAAGCCTTAAGATAGGAGAAATAATTATGAGAAATCATTTAAGAACATGCAGATATAAAAATGAAAATCACCTGTTTCACGGTTTTGAACATTATTCAACTGTGATAGGTGAATCCATCGCTGTTGGTGGGCATCCAGCAGGGCAGATTAGTCAGGTATTTGCTCTAATCGAAGATGAAAAAGGCAATATCTTCAGAGTAGATCCTACAGCAATTGTTTTTACTGATAATGAATTTAGAAATTATTTTTTTCCGGAGCCAAAGAAATGAAACATATAATTGATAATATTAACAGAATAGCTGGAAAGTATACTCCTCATCAGGTCTTTGCTGACTGGGTGGAGATGTCAGCATTATCAATTGCACAGAGTATCGAACCAGTTGAAGAACGTGAAGAAGCTTTCTTCAGTATCGCAAGAAAATACAGTGAAGATGATTTCTTTACACTTGGATGCATGCTAGGGCGTCTTTCTTTTCTTCTGGAGAACAGCCTAGATGATTATCTAGGGAAGATTTACATGGAATTAAGCACTGGAAACAGCCATACTGGTCAGTTTTTTACCCCATTTCATGTATGTGAGATGATGGCGGGCATTGCATTAGCTAATTATAACGGAGGGATTGAATATCTTAACGAACCTTCTTCTGGCGGTGGAGCAAACATACTTGCATATGCAAAGGTAATGAAAGCAAAAGGGTATAATTATCAGCAATTATTAGAGGTTAAGGCACAGGATTTGGATTACAAGTGTGTTTATATGACATATTTACAGCTTTCACTAGCTGGAGTGAACGCGGAGGTCATTCAAGGGAATAGCCTTGAAGGGAAGCATAGTGTGGTGCTGCATACTCCGATGCACGTAATGAGAGGTGTTTTTAGTGCTGAAAGACGAAATAATCAATAGAGTATTGAACTCTATGAAAATGCTAGATGGAGAGGAACTGACAATGCTGCGAGGAGTATTGCTTGTAGCACTTGATGGTGTTGAAGTTGTAAGATCACAAAATCAAATATCTACGGAGGTATTGGATGATAACGAACTTATTCAGAGATTCCTTATCCAGAAAAAAATTGACGGTTTATCAAAAAGAACCATTGATTACTATAGAGTAACACTTGAAAAATGGCTTCATTTCTACATCAAAAAAAGCGTTCTTGAGTGGACCAGAGACGATGTAAGAATGCACTTTGCGAGAAGAATGATTGATTATCCTGATGTTTCTAAAGTGACTATAAATAATGACAGGAGAAACTTCTCGTCTTTCTTCACATGGCTCATGGATGAAGGATATCTAAGAAATGGCAATCCAATGAAAGCCATGAAGAAAATAAAAGTAGATAAAGTGATTAAGGAGCCAATTCCTGATGATCAGATTGAAGTGATGCGCGACAAGCTTGCAGAAAAGAAGAGCGCAAATAAAATAGGCACAAGATTATGGCTGAAGGCAGTGAGAGACCAGGCAATTTTTGAATTATTACTTACAACAGGATGTAGAATCGGAGAATTGACTACTGCTAAAATTAAGGATTTAGATTTAGAACGTAAAGAAATTAAGGTATTTGGTAAAGGTGCAAAAGAAAGAGTGTGCTATCTAAATACTTTAAGCGTACTCAGGATGCAGCAGTGGCTTGAAGCTAGAAAAGACATAGAGAATGAATATATATTCGTTTCTTGTGATAGTGCTAATGGAAAAAAAGGAAACCATGCAAGACTGCAAATAAGCGGCGTAGAAATAAATATCAGAAAACTCGGAAGAGAATGTGGCTTCGAAAATATACATCCTCATAGGTTCAGGCGAACTGCGGCAACTACTGCTCTACGAAAAGGTATGCCAATTGAACAAGTGCAGTTAATGTTAGGCCATGAGCAGATTGACACAACAATGATCTACGCTAAGACGGATACTAAGAGTGTAAAATACTCGCATGATAAATATATGTAACTAGGAGGAGAATAATAACTTTTGATTACTTCAAGTCAGATTAATGAAATATTAGGCATTACAGAATCATTTCAATTACATGGAGCACTTAAAGGCATTCTTTTTGATAATGATAAGCGACTCAAGATATTTAAAAGATTTCTAGAGATAGAGAATAATCTAGATTACGATTGGTTTACCAATTACTTTCAGGAAGAACAGGCAAACAGAAATAATCTTAAACAGGACTATACTCCTCATTGCTTATGTGATTTAGTTAATAGATTAATTCCCCAACAGTCGGAAACTATTTACGATGAATGCTGTGGGATTGGTGGTTTAACTATCTCAGCGCTGAAAGAGCACCGAGACAGTGTATTTTATCTAGAAGAGTTATCAGACAACTCTGTAATGCTTCTCTTGTTCAATCTATCAATAAGAGGAATAAACGCATATGTAAAACACGGTGATGTTTTAACCAATCAATTCAAGACAGTTTATAAGCTTACAAATAACGGTGAGTTTAGTGATATTGAAATAGTAGAGGATGCTGATAAAGAGTTTAAAACTGATGTAGTTATCAGCAATCCTCCTTATTCTCTTAAGTTTGATAATGTTGATACCTATAAGTATGATGCTAGATTTTCCAATTATGGCATTCCACCTAAAAGTAAGGCTGATTATGCGTTTGTGCTGCATGGTTTATCACATCTAAAAGAAAACGGCTCAGCGTTCTTTATTCTGCCTCATGGGGTATTGTTCAGAGGTTCGAAAGAGGGAGATATTAGAAAACTGCTGATTGATGATAATCTGCTCGATGCAGTCATTGAGCTACCTAGTAATTTATTCCTGAATACTCAGATTCCTGTTTGTGTACTGATTTTCAAGAAGACAAGAAATGACAAGGATATTTTATTTATAGACGCTTCAAATGACTTTATAAAAGAAGGCAAGCAGAACTATTTGAATGATGATCAGATAGAAAAGATTAAATCAGCATACTCACTTAGAAAAGATATTGATAAGTTCAGCCATGTCGCTTCATTGGAAGAAATCAAAAAGAATGACTACAATCTCAATATTCCTCGATATGTTGATACATCAGAAGAGAAAGAGCCCGTGGATCTAGCACAAGTTGTAAGTGAGCTAGTACAAATTGAAACAGAAATAGAAGCCACCGAAAAAGAATTCGTGGCAATGCTGAAAGATTTGAGAGGCCCTCAAAGTTATGAGATAGAGAAAAATAGGCTTATCAGCCAATTAGATAGCAGTAAGAAGCACTCATATACAAATATGCTTAATGCTGCAAATGACTTTTTAGAGAAGTCTAAAGAAGAATTAAAGGATAATCATGTTATCAATCTCTTAGATGTAGCAACTATTGAAAGAAGCAAGAAAAACAAGACATATAAGAAAGGTTCTATTCTTATCCAATTAAGTGCCACAAAAGGACAGATGATCTATCTTGATGATGATTCTAAAGTAGATTCAAAATATGGAGTATTTGAGACTGATAAAGATAAAGTAGAACCTAGATATTTGTATTATGTGCTTAAAATGTCTATGCCTGACTTCTTAACTAGATATCAAACAGGATTAAATATTAAACCAGAGATATTTGACAGCTTTAAAGTAAAGGTTCATAGAAGTCTAGAAGTACAGAAGATAATTGTTAAGATTCTAGATTCTTTCAATGTGGAATTAGAAGAAAAAGAGATAGAAAAGTATAAGAAAATAAAAGAATATCATTTAGACAATATGTTTGTTTCAGGAAGGTGATTATATGAGTTATAGCATTGGTATTTATGTAAAGGTTGAAGGGTGTAATAAATATGCATTGATTGCAGAGCCTTTCTATTCTTCTCCTACTTATAATTTAGGAAAACTATTTAGAGCCTGTATGGATTGGAGTTTTAAAAATAGTGAATATTATAGATGTGATTATGTAATAGAACGTATAGATAAAGGAATTAAAGAAATAGCATATAATTCTGATGAATATACAGAGTCGCTGCCCAGCAACGGCTGGGGAACAATGCACGGTGCGCTTAATGCATTGAATTCTATAAGAAAATGTATTCTAGAACAGGCTGAAGATATTCCACTTGATTGTATGTATATGAAATGGGAGTGATTATAAGTGATAAATGCAGAAAAGCACAAGGATCAATTATTAAAATTTGTTGAAGAAAACCACAATAGTCTCTTTGGGCTTGATAAGAATAGCGAGCCTATAAGTTGCACCGCTAGCCGTTGCAATAATTGCCAGTTTGGATTCAAAAAAAATAATTACATTGAAGGCTATTCTTGCAGTGCAGCAAAAATAAAATGGCTCTTGTCTGAATACAGAGAGCCTATCAAGTTGTCTGAGTTCGAACACTCTATACTGGAGTGGATATATAACGAATGTTATGAATATATTGCTAAAGACAATAATGGTGATTTATATGCGTATTGTTCTGAGCCAAGAAGACTCGAGAATTCCTGGTATTGCGATGATGGCGGTTGTGATTTAACTATTTTCAGTAAATTATTCGATTTCATAAACTGGGAAGATGCATCACCAGTTAATATTGATAACTTGTTAAATAGTTGCGAGGTGATTCATGATGTATAAAAGGCCAAAAATAGAAGATTATATCCATGACCCTGATAGAAATGGGTCTGATGGATGTACTGTTGTATTTTGCCAAGATGAAGAGGAAGAATACTTAGAAGCGCTAGAAAAGTACTGCGATTTTCTTGAATCCATTGGTGGAGTTCAAGTTCTGCTAAGGGCTAGAGAAGAAGAGATTGAGGAACTGAGCCGATGCGTCAAAGAATACGATAATGATCTTGCTGATGTCAGACATGCTTTATTTATGGCAATTGAAGATGCCACAGATGGTTTAGTGGATTGGAAAAAACATGTAGATAAGCGTAATGCACGTGAGTTATATGAAATATGTAAACTTTACTATACTGACATTAATACCTCAAATAGAGAAACAAAAGCAATGGTACTGTTTTACGACTTACTAGCGCAGGAGGAATCAAAACGATTAGATGAAGACATTTAATATCTGTATATTCTTAAAAATTATTACCGAATATCTAATAATGATGTTGTTAGCCTTTGCGACAATATCATTATTCATTTTTTGTATAGGAACAAGAAGCGATGAAACAATTATAGAATCAGTTGATCAGTTAAAGCAGGCATTAGATGATCTTACTGCTGCGTTTTTAAAATTATTAGAAAGGATGTTTATAAAATGCAAATATTTAATAAATATACAGTTAATTATATTTTTAAAAGCGGTACAGAAATTAAAGAAAAGGTGAAGAATGACAAGGAACTAGAAAAAATCAAAAAAGATACGTATGACTCTGTTCTTAGGCTATGCCTATCGCACGCGGTTATTACATATAGATTCACTGGTATTGTTGCGGATATCTGGTTTTTTTAATAAAATAGATATAGAAATATCACTAGCAATTTGTTGGAGGAATCGAATGAACACAGTCAAAGAACAATTAGAAAATTATCGTTTTTTAAAAGAAAGACTAGAATACTTAGAAAACAGATTGATCAATGTAAAAGCAATTAATTATGACTCGTGCGGCTCTGTTGGCATTCCGAAAACAAGACAGGACTTGCTTCTAGAAAAGGATGAATTAATAAAGAAAATGGATGATATCAGGGAAATAGTCTATTCCATTAAGAATCCTAAATACAGATACATACTCTGCTATCGATATCTCGACTGCATGACAATTGAGCAAGTGGCTGAAGTAATGAATTATTCATCTTATCATATTTGTAGAATGACAAAAGACGCTTTAAACGAATTAGAAAAAAGCATGAATTAATGCATATAAATGTTATATTATATGGTTGAATATGCAGCTGTAACTATTATATTGTTATACTCGTAGAAATAGTTTGAAAAGAACTATTATCCCAAGCACTCATCAGAGTGCTTTTTATTTTTCTTGAGGATTTGATTATGGCACAAGGATTAAGGAGTCACTGGCATCAGTTCTATGAAGATCATTATGATATTAAGTATGATGAAGAACGTCATTGTGATAAGAAGATTGTTTACTATCGCTGTATGATCTGTGGACGTGAGCACGTTGACATATACTTCAGTAAGCATATAGATGCTAAGCACAAATCTACTAAAGCATTAGAAAAGAATAAAAGGAAGCATTATGGCTAGAGAGTTTGCGAAAAAGTTTTATCACTCGAAAGAATGGAAGAGGATTAGAGATATCGCGTTTGAACGTGATAAAGGATTATGTCAGAAATGCCTGATTGAGAAAGGCGAGCACGTACCCGGAGAAGAAGTGCATCACATGATATGGCTAAGGCCATCCAACATCAATGACCCTAACATCACATTGAATCTAGATAATCTGATTACACTTTGCAAGGATTGCCATATTAATCTACACAAGAACAGTACACATAGAAGAAAGACACACACAGTAATGAATGGAACATACATAGATGAACAAGGACAGATACAGAAGCAGAAGATAATAATAGTGCACGGCGCTCCAGCAAGTGGAAAAACTACATACGTTCATGAACGCAGAGAACCTGGAGACTTGATAGTTGATCTAGATGCAATCAAGGACGCTATCAGTGACTGCGCTAGAGAATCGCCTGATGTATTACGTTACACTGCACTAGAAGTGAGAGAGCTATTGTATAGATTGATAGCGGAAAGAAAAGTTGATGCTAAAAGAATTTGGATCATCGCATTGCTTCCTACTCGCGCAGAGAGAAGAGAACTAAAGGCACGGCTGAACGCTGATGAATTAATACATATAGATACAGGCATTGATGATTGCATATCTAATATGCTTGTCGATAGAAAAAGAAAGGACAAAGAAAAAGAAATGAAAATCATTGACGAATATTTCGGACATTACCAACCCCCCCTATAAAATGAAGGCCTTCTATCCGGTCGGGACCGATGGAGGGAACTCTTCTTTAACGCACAGGTCGCGTGTAGGGGGGTGTGGTATTTAGCCAATAGGAAGGGGGATGAAGCATGGAAGAAGGCATTTCTAAAAGGAATAAGCCAAAGAAATATGACTGTATGACTCTGGATGAGAAAATCGAATTTCAGAGGAAAAAGCTGAAGAGGCAGTTCTCGCAACTTGACTCCAAGACGAAGAATATCGTATCTCCTCTTATTGATAATGCAGCCTTTATGACTGTCACTCTGGAAGGACTGCAGAAGAGCATCACAGAGGAAGGAATTGTCATTGAATATCAGAATGGTGCGAATCAGTGGGGAAAAAAGAAATCGCCTGCAGCGGAGATGTACAATACCATGATCAAGAATCTTTCTACTGTTACGAAGCAGCTTACTGAACTCGTGCCTAGAGATATCGGTTCACAGGACGATGGATTTGATGGTTTTCTGAAAGACAATATGTAAGTTGTGGCTAAGAAAAAAGCAAAAAGAATAGAATATCCTCTTACTTATAATCCGATATTAGAATATTTTGAAAAAATCAAATCCAAAGAGATAATTACAAGTCAGAAAGTATATGCAGTATATGAAGAACTAGACAGAGTGATTCATGATCCGATGAGTGTGTGGGAATATAATCCTAGAAAAGCGAATCATGCTCTTGAGTTCATCGAGAACTACTGCAAGCATTCGAAAGGTAAGATGGGTGGCAAGCCTTTCATCATGGAACTTTGGCAGAAGGCATTTGTAGCAGCCATTTTTGGCATGGTTCATAAGATTGACCAGACAAGGAAGTTTCACGAAGCAATCCTCATAGTAGCAAGAAAAAACGGTAAATCTACACTAGCAAGTGCGATTGGACTGTATCTTCAGATTGCCGATAACGAGCCTGGGGCTGAAATATATGCAGCCGCAACCAAACGCGATCAGGCCAAACTAATTTGGGAAGAAGCGAAGCGAATGGTAAATAAGTCTCCAGCGCTCAGAAGAAGACTCAAGCCTCTTGTAGGAGAGATAAAAGGAGAGTTCAATGATTCATTTTTTAAACCTGTTTCTTCAGACTCTGACAGTTTGGATGGCTTGAATGTACACGGGGGACTTCTTGATGAGGTTCATGCTTGGAAGGACAAGAACCTGTATGATGTAATCGTTGACGGCACATCAGCAAGAGATCAGCCACTTATTCTCATTACTACTACAGCAGGAACTGTTCGAGAATCTGTCTTCGATATGAAGTATGATGAATGTACACGTATTCTTAACGGCTACAAGGACGGCTTATATGCGGATGATCGTGTCTTTCCTGTAATCTATGAACTAGATGACAAGAAAGAGTGGCTGGACGAGAGTGCGTGGCCGAAAGCCAATCCAGGATTGGGCACAATCAAGAAGATAGATCAGCTAAGAACCAAAGTGAACAAGGCTAAAGCAAATGAACTCTTAGTCAAGAATCTTCTTTGTAAGGATTTCAATATAAGAGAGACAAACACAATGGCCTGGCTCACTTTCGATGATCTTAATAATGAAGCGACATTCGATATTCTTGAATTAAAGCCGGATTATGCGGTTGGTGGTGCTGACCTATCTCAGACAACCGATTTAACCTGTGCTACTGTATTGTTCATGGTCAAGGATAATCCAACTATCTATGTTAAGCAGATGTATTTTCTTCCGGAGGAGCTTCTTGAAGCAAGAGTGGAAGAAGACGGCATAAGATATGACTTATGGTATGATATGGGGCTTCTTAGACTCTGCTCAGGAAACAGGATAAATACACAGGATGTAACATCCTGGTTCGAAGAACTGAGAGATGAATATGATCTCTATATCAACTGGACAGGGTATGACGCATGGTCAAGTGACTTATTTGTCCATTCGATGAAGGAGACATTTGGTAAAGAGGCAGTTGAACCCGTTCCTCAGACGAAGAAGGTGCTGAGCGACCCTATGCAGGCATTAAAGAAGGACCTTCAGATGAACAGAATAAACTATAACAACAATCCAATAACTAAATGGTGCCTGTCAAATACTTCTGTAGAAGTTGACAAGTATGAAAACATACAGCCATGCAAGCTGAGAAACAAGAAGATGAGAATTGACGGCATGGCATCATTGCTAGATGCCTACGTCACTCTTGACAGGCATAAGGAAGAATATATGTATCTAGTCAATTAATTAGAAAGGAGGTGCGATTATGGGAATCTTTAAAAGAAGGAACAGTACAGTTGCTGGAGTCAAGCTCGTTCAACAACAGACTGCTAACTACTTCACGTTTAACGGCAATCTGTTCCAGAGCGATATCATACGAGCATGCATACGTCCTGATGTCAAGGCAGTTGGAAAATCAGCAATCAAGCACATCAGGAACTATAACAATGAATTGAAAGTAAACCCGGAGCCTTATATAAAGTTTATGCTTGCCCAGCCAAATCAGTGGATGACGATGCAGCAGCTGCTCGAACAGACAGTCAGTCAGTATCTGCTTAATAATAATGCATTCATTCTGATCAATAGAGATGATAACGGACTGCCTTATGAGCTTTATCCAATCAACGCAGTAAACGTTAAAGCCGTATTCAGTAATGACGGCTTTTTATTTTACAAATTTATGATGAAGAACGGCCGTACATTTACGTTCAGTTCCAGTAATATCATCCATCTGAAGAGTGATGTATACGATAATGATATTTTTGGGAAATCGTCATCAGAGGCACTGTTTCAGGTCATGGAGATTATACAGACTACAGACCAGGGGATCATCAACGCAATCAAGAACAGTTCTGTTGTTCGATGGCTCTTGAAATTCAATACTAAGCTGAAAGATAAAGATTTAGTGGACAATACAAAGAAATTTGTTCAAAACTTTTTAAACATCAACAGTGATGATGATGTGACAGGAGCCGCTGCAGTTGATTCGAGTGCGGATGCCACTCAGATTGAGCCGAAGGATTATGTGCCTAATGCCTCACAGATAAAGAGCTCTGTTGAAAGAATATATTCGTATTTCAATACGAATGAGAAAATCGTGAAGTCTCAGTTTAATGAAGACGAGTGGTCAAGCTACTATGCAGCGAAGATCGAGCCTCTTCTAAAACAATTGAGTGAAACATTCACAGCCAATCTTTTTACAAGAAAGGAGCAGGCATATGGAAATTCTATCTATTTTGAAGCATCGAATGTTCAGTATGCTTCGCTTCAGACGAAGCTGAACTTCATGCAGATGGTTGATAGAGGCTCAATGACTCCGGACGAATGGAGAGCATTATTTATGTGGGCACCAATCGAAGGCGGAGATAAGCCTGTAAGACGTCTTGATACACAGCAGGTAGGTAAGGATGGAAAAACCGCTAAGGAGGGAGGTGAATAATGAATGCCAATTATTGTGAATTTGAGAGGGCCTCTTATTCCGAGTGACGTTAAATGGGTATATGATTTTTTCGAAATAGAATCAATCTGCCCGAACGACATTTCTAAAGCGATTGATGAGGCATCCGAAAAAAGTGATTCTATCATTTTTAGGATTAATTCGACGGGAGGATGCGTTTCTGTTGGAGCAGACATATATGAAATGATTAGAAGTTCAGATGTTGAAACCGAAGCAAGAATTGTAGGAGACTGCTGCAGTGCGGCTACATATATTGCATGTGCATCAGACAAAGCAACGATGTCACCTCTTGCGCAGTATATGATCCATCGATGTTCTGTCTCTGCGAGTGGAAATTCTAGCGACTTCGCCGCAATTCTTCAGATGTTGAATGAAACTGACAAAGCGATTGCAAGTGCCTATGTAATGAAGACAGGCATGTCTCAGGAAGAAATCATTGAATTAATGAAAAATGAAACCTTTATGAATGCGCAGACAGCCAAGAAACTAGGATTCATTGACTCAGTGCTGTTTGAAAATGAATTCGTTCAGAACAGTATTGATACGAATAGAATCAACATTCTAAATGCATCGAACTGTATGATTGATGAATCTGTTATCGGCCAGATGCAGAAGAATAAGCAGTCAATCTTAAGCGCTCATAACAGCGTTAAGAAAAGAAAAGCATTAGCGAAATTAAATCTTTTGAAAATAGGAGGAAAAGTAGATGAATAGAGAACAGTATTTACAGCAGAGAGCAGAGTTGATGAATAGAGCACAGGCTCACATTGATGCTGGAGAATTAGAAGAAGCCGAAGGTATTATGAATGAAGTCAAGGAATTAGATCAGGAATATGAAAGAGCAGCTGCAGCAGTAGCAAACATTAGAGCATTAAAGAACAATATTCCAGTTCCTGCGGGCATCCAGAATATCATGACAGGAGCAGGAAGTGTCATTGATCAGACAGGAGATAAGGAACATGAAGAATTGAATGCTGATTCAAGTGCATATCGTGAAGCGTTCTTCAACCGCTTGATGGGAAACGAAGTTACGAACGAACAGGACAGAGTGTTCACAACTGTCAATCCGAACATCCAGAACACAATGACAGCAATGACAGGAACATCAACTTCAGTAGTTGTTCCAACTACTACTTCAGCAAAAATTTGGAGAAAAGTAGGAGAATTATATCCTTTCTATCAGGACTGCTTTAAAATGTCAGTTAAAGGAAATTTTGAATTAATCAAGGAAAAGACATCTCCTGATGCAAAGTGGTACGATGAAGCGACTGCAACTGAAGACGGTGAAGAAGATTTAGAAAAATATCAGCTAACAGGATGCGAACTAGCGCGTTCAATTGATGTGTCTTGGAAACTAAAGAAGATGTCAATGGATGATTTTGAAAACTATATCGTTGAGAAAATGGCTAAGAAGATGGGCGCGGCTTTAGGATATGCGGCTGTCCAGGGTAAAGGAAAGCCAACTGCAGCTGAACATAAGCCTGAACCATTAGGCGTTGCAACCGCATTACAGACGGCTGGCAATGAAATGAGAATTGTTGAATATACTACAGCGCCTACATATGCCAATTTAACAGCTCTATTCTCAAAAGTGAAAAGCGCATATAAGAAGACTGTATATGCAACAAATGACTTCATCTGGAGTGTTTTAGCAAATATCAAGGATAAGAACGATAGACCATATTTCATCCCTGATACCACTGCAGGTGGTGTAGGGCGTCTATTTGGTGCTGTTGTCAAAGAAGACGATTCAGTTCCTGCTGATATGCTTCTATTAGGAGATGCTTCTGCCTATACAATGAACTTCAACGAAGATATCACTTTAGATACTGAAGAAAACAAGAAGAAGAGAACAACTTCTTATTTAGGATATGCGATTGCAGATGGTGCTCCTGAAGATCTAGATGCCTTTGCCTTATTAAAAAAGAATGCAGGATAGTGATTCCACATGGAAGAATTGATTACAGCATGCCTGGTCCATGCGAGAGTGTCCAGCCAGAATCCTCTCGTAAGAGATGAAATGGAAGCATTGATCAATGCTTCCATTTTTGATATGAGAGGCAGAGGCATTGCAAAGATCTATGATGAATATGATGATATTACTGACCCTCTAGTGATTGAATGCATTAAACTATATACAAAGTCTCGCTTCAACAGCGCCTCGAAGGATTCTGAAAGATTATTCGAGTCATATGAGATGCTAAGAGATTCGATGGCTTTAAGGAGTGAATACAATGAAGTCGATTGACTGCGTTTTAGGAAGAAAAATCGAGGGTGAAGATGATGCAGGGAACTTAACATCGTCTATCGATTGGGCTGAAGAACTGACTTTCTGTGAATTTCAGAGCATTTCATACAAGGAGTTCTATCAGGCACAGGCAACTGGCTTCAAGCCCGAAATGAATCTGAAGATATCATCGTGGGACTACGCAGATGAGGAATATGTCAGATATGAAGACGAGGATTATACAATCATAAAGGTGTATCAGATAAAAGATAATCCGGATGAAATCCTTTTAACATGCATGAGAGGTATCAGAAATGTCAGTGCCTAAAAGTGTTATCAAGATAAAAAAAGGCGAAGTTACGTATGTGTCAAATGTTGATAGATGTGCATACACAATCCAGGAACTCTGTAGAGCTGCTTTACGAGACACAGGCAAGTTTGTCTGCGCAAAATTCAGATTAGCGTATTACGGAGCATTTAAAAGAAAATCCGGAAAAGTTGGGCGATATACTCAGTACTGGGTCAGAAAGAAGGATATGGATCTTCAGGTCGGCTTGAAGCCTAACGGGTTCTATGGTGGGTTTCAGGAACTTGGAACTTCTAAAACGCCTAAAAATGGACTGCTCAAAGGCAGTGTAGAAGAGAATATTTCAAAAATCATAGAGATACAGTCTAAATATTTGAGCGCGCTTGAAGGTGATGAATCAAGCGCATTAGCTTTATGTGATGACGACGATATGGAGGGCAGTTAAATGGATAAGGATGAAATCGAAATCTTTTTGAAGAATATACTGAACTCGCTGGTTGATGTAAAAGTCTTCAACGACAGGTCAAGAAAGGATTCAATCTATCCGTACGTTGTCATGGATTCGTCAAACATTAGCACACAGTTGTATCCCAGAGTTGATGTTGATCTAACGCTAAATATCTGGGATAAGAGTCAGAATTATATAAAAGTGAATGAAATAGCAGATATCATCCAGTCCGCTTTAAATAGGAACAGCAAAGTAGCTGATAATATAACAGCTACTTTTTATCTTAATACAAGAAAAAATGTGGATGATGAAGATAAGGAACTGAAAAGAGTATATATGCTCTTTGACGTTGAAATCTATCAGGCTGAAAAGGAGGAATAATAAGTGATAAGAAGTGCGAATGCTAAGAACATTGTCTTTGGTAAAGCTGTTGTTCTAGTCGATGATGAGCTCATCGGATTGACAAGAGATGGAGTTAAATTCTCGGTCGAATATGAATATCGCGCAATCGAGGCTGATGGCGACAGAGCAAAAGTAAAAGGCAGAATAATTAAAGAAAAGGCAATTCCTAAGGCAGAAATCAACCACCTAGAACTTTTGACAAGAACTACTGATATGCATCCTGGATTGAAAGTAGACACAACGACAAATCCTGGACATACGATTATTAGTGGAACTGAAATAATCGATGATGAAAATGATTATCACAAGATTGAAATCAGAGGCAGAACTAAAGATGGTAGAAAGTGTACAGCCGGAATCAAGCAGGCAATCAATCTCGAAAATATTGAGTGGGAATTCAAGGATAAGAACGACGTCATTGATAAAGTGACTTTTGAAGGTGTTGAAGAAGAAGAACAGGAAACCATTGATGAGGGCTGGTACATCGATTATGAAACAGGAGTTGAATAGATAAATGAGGAAAGCAGAAACAGCCGATATGTTTAAAATCGGAAGATTGATTACTGAACTTGGCGTCAAAGAGCAGTTATTTGAAGCTCAGAAAAATAAGGAAATTGACAAGCTCGAGGAAATCGGATTCGATTTCTTTTATGCAATTTTCGAAAAGGTAGTCAGCGAAGAAGTAGAAAAAAAGATCTACGATGTCTTATCTGGACCTTTCGAAATGACAGGCGAGGAAATTGGAAAAATGGCTTTTTCTGAAATGCTGGATGGGTTCGTAAACTGTTTTGACCTCAATTTAGTAGTAAATTTTATCAAACGAGCACTGCCGGGGATCAAGAGATAGAGGATGTGCTCGATTTACTTCTGAAAAGATATTCAAACATTGACTATGTGATGAAGATGGATGCAGAGGATGGATTGAAGCTGATCATAAAAGCAATTGAAAATGATGTGAAGGATAAACTGTACCTTCAATGGCTTCATGATGACGCAAGATATGAAAAGTCATTTAATGAATACTTTGAATCGAATCTTCCATACAGAAAATCTACGGAAGAAGAAAAGCAAAAAATATTAGAGGAATATGGAGGTGATGCCATCGATGGAAGTTTTTAAATTATTTGGATCAATCCTGATTGACAATACAGCTGCGAATAATTCCCTAAAGAAAACAGATCAGACTGCGACTGACACAGGAAATCGAATGGTATCAACATTCAAAAGACTTGGAGCAGCAGTCGTGGCTGGATTTTCAATACAGAAGATGAAGGAATTCGCAGATGGATGCATGGACGCCTACAAAGTACAGGTTGAAGCAGAAACAAAGCTGGAAACAGTTATGAAGCAGCGTATGGGTTCTTCAAAAAGTTCTATCCAGTCTGTTAAGGATCTGACTGCCGCGCAGCAGGAGCTTGGAGTTGTCGGCGATGAAGTGCAGATGGCAGGAGCTCAGCAGTTAGCTACATTCCTGAAGAGTGAGCCCACTTAAATCACTGATTCCAGCGATGAATGACCTGGCCGTGCAGCAGAATGGAGTGAAGATCTCAAGCGGTAACATGGTCTCTATCGGGAACCTGATGGGGAAGGTAATGACTGGCCAGACCGGCGCTCTAAAGAAGGTCGGCATCACATTTGACGAGTCACAAGAAAAAGTACTGAAATATGGGAATGAGCAGGAACGTGCAGCAGTTCTTGCGCAGGTCATCACGGACAATGTCGGCCACATGAACCAGGAAATTGCTAAAACTGATGATGGGAAACAGCAGCAATATAAGAATACTTTAGGAGACCTGCAGGAAGTAATCGGCGGCAAGCTGATTCCTCTGCAGACTGCTTACTATGGAGTTCTAGCAACTGCCGGAACATATTTAGTCGATAATATTGTTCCAATTCTTGAAGTCGTTTTCGGATACATCGGAAACTTGGCGGTAAAGTTCTCAGAAAATAAATCAATGATTGATCTGCTTGTAGGCGCTCTTGAGGTACTTACTGCCGGATTCATTGCTTTTAAATCAGCGGCAGTAATTACGAGCATAATCAGCTCATTCCAGCAAGCGCAGCTCACTCTAGCACTGTTCAGCGCTTCACAGGGCGGTGCGACTATTGCACAGGGATTATTCAACGGCTCGTTAACTATCGGAGAGACATTAGTCGCTCTATTCACGGGTAAAGTGACTTTAGCGCAGTTGGCATCAGAAGGATGGACTGCTGCACAAAGCGCTCTTAATGCTGTTATGTCAGCCAACCCGATTGGAATTGTAGTGACTGCTATTGTCGCTTTAATAGCGATTCTAGTAGTCGCTTATAACAAATGCGACTGGTTCAGAAGCATGGTTGACAGCGCATTTAATAGTGTTAAATCAGCAGTTGGCAGTGCAGCTTCTTTTGTTAAAGCAAATATTATTGACAATATTGTCGGCGCAGTTAATACGGGTGTAAGGAAATTTGAAGAATTCAAAAATAAGGCAGGTCAGGTATTCAGCCAGGCAAGAAACGCAATTACGTCTCCGATGCAATCCGCTGCTAACTTTATCAAAGGGATTGTTGGAAGCATCAAAGGATTCTTTAATTTCAAAATATCATGGCCTCACATTCCATTGCCACATTTCAATATACAGCCTAACGGTTGGAATGTCGGCGATCTGCTCAAAGGAAAGATTCCATCACTTGGAATCAAATGGTTCGCAAATGCGATGAATAGCCCAATGGTATTAGAAAATCCAACTATTTTTGGCGCCATGAACGGCCAGATGCTTGGTGCTGGAGAAGCAGGAGCAGAAGTTGTATCAGGCAGAGATATATTAATGAAGATGATTAGTCAAGCCTCTAACTCAGGTAAGGAAGACATTGTGAATGCGTTGAATAGAATTATTGCATTATTAAGCGATGAAGATCAGATACATGATATCATCGTCAAGGCATTGACTGATGGTTCTTTTGCTGTCATGCTTGACGGTCGTGAAGTGGGAAGGATTGTGAGAAAATATGCATGAAAAAATCACTCATACAAACTCAAATAACGAGACACTAGATTTCGCTGCTTTAGGAATATTAGTCAATTACAATGATCTGAGAGATTACGAATGGTCAGTGAAGACGAATAACAATAGGATCACAGGATTTTACAAGGGAGTTGTCAAGAAGACGATTCCTTTTGTCTTCTATGTTGACAGACAGAAAGCTGATGAGATTAAAAATCAATTCTACGAGCATTTCGAAGTAGATGTACTCAGAAACGAGAAAGGATATTTCGAAATCAATGGTTATAAATATTATTGCTATGCTGTCAAATCAACTAAAAGCAAGTATCTGATTGATAAGAGACTTCTGTATCTAAACATTGAGATAACTACTGATGATTCCTACTGGATCAAGGAGACTACCTTCTCTGCTGATTTTAGTTCAACAGCTGCAAGAACCGTCACAAAGTATCCTTTCACATATTCATTTACCTATTCGACTCCAAAAACTGTGAGTATTGTGAATAAATCATTCCTTGATGCAGACATGATCATGAGAATATACGGCAGCTGCACGAATCCTATTGTCAATATCAATAGCAATACTTATCAGCTGTATGTCACTTTAAATAAAGGCGAGTATGCTGAAATCGATACATTCATGAAAACTATTACAAATTATTCTTCATATGGAGTACAGTCTAACATTTTTCATTCACGTAACAAGAACTATGATACGTTCAAAAAGATACCTCAAGGATCTTTTGATATAACAACTGTCGGAGTTGAGAAAGTTGATATAGTACTCGTAGAGCGAAGGGGTGAGCCTAGATGGGATTAGAATATATCTATACAGATGCTAACTATAACGAATTAGGATACCTCGCTCATTTTGATGCTGACCTTGAAATAGGAAAATATGATGTAAGTAATAACGATTTTGAATTAACACTGTTACTGGAAGATAGAGATCCTTTATTTACAATCGGATCTCTTTTTTACAAAGAAAATACCGAAACCGGTGGAGCGGTTCATCGATTGAAAATTAATACATCAGACAATACCGTTACTATGATAGGCCCTACATTTAGAGGATTGCTCGAAAAAGAGTACGTGCAGCCGTCGAATGGAAGTGCGTATTTAACTCTAAACGGCGAAGCTAACGCATGTATCAACACATTGATTGGCGACAGGTTTGATGGCCTATTTGTGGTCGATAATATAGGCGCTAGTAATATCTACATTAAATATGATGTTAGAGACATTAATCTCTTACAAGCATTGGAGAAGGCGCTGGGATCTAGCAATGCAAGATTATGCATAAGACATCGGATTGACGGCAAAGTCCACCTATATGCTGAAAAAATCAATGATTTAAGCGATACACTGCGCTATGACAATGACTATCAGATTGGCATGATTGTTAAAACTGAATCTAAGCCATACAATCATATCATTGCACTTGGGAAAGGCGAATTATTGGATAGATTAAGAATCAATTTATATTTGCAAACAGATGGATCGTGGAGTGAGTCAAATCAGGTATATACAGGATTAGACAGAAAAACCTATAAACATGAGGATGTAAATGTCGATGATCGTGCTGAGCTGATAAAGAATGCAACTGAGAAGGCAATAGAAGCAAATGAGAGCGATACGCTCGAAATCTCTTTTGGTGCAGACAATGCAGAGCTTTTTGACATTGTCGGAGCAAAAGAAAATATAACAGGTATCTCGTTTAAAGAGCCTATAACTCAAAAAATAATCAAGATTAGTGATGGTGATATTTCAATTTCTTACAAAGTAGGTGATGCGAAGTGATTAAGAATATCAATATAACAGATGCGGAAGTCAGCGCTGAATTGCATGGATATATGTATCTAGCTTTATATGATTTTTACGGAATTCTACATGCAGGAAGCAGAATGGCAGCTGAAATCGTGTCTAACAATGAAATCAAGATAAATGACGGCATATTATGCAACTATGGGCGTTTCATGAGAATTGTTGGAAGCGAGACAGTCAGGATTGAAAATGGTACAAGCGGTGTCAAAAGAACTGACTTGATTGTGGCAAGATTTACAACTACAGGAACACAAGAGACACATACTCTTACAGTTATTAAAGGCTCCGCAGGTGGAGCGGAGCCATCATACAATCAGACCGACATATACAGCGGTACAGGCACAATAGACCTAGTACTATATGCTGTGCATCTAAATGGACTGAATATTGAATCTGTAGAGCGTAAATGTCAGGAGTACATGAGCATAAGAGAACTGATGGAAATTGTTTCAAAAGATGTATGGAGTGATTGGTATTCATGCGGCGTGAACGGTTGCGGAATCAAACTCAGATACAGATACAACGAATGGCGTAAACTCGTTGAATTGAACTGGGATGGCAGTGTTACCGCAACAATCCAAAACAATTCGATGGGTTACATGTGGGAGGGCTTTCCGCTTGAAAAGTCACCAGGCAAAAACGTATTTATCCCTGTACAAACGCAGAGTTATGATTTGACACTAAGGTTTTATCCGAGCACTAACGACATAACAGCGAATCACTGGACTCTTACAGCAATGCATGGAACAGTTAGCACGGCATATGTTTGTGGTACGGCTATCTATTCGTATGCGTAGAAAGGAGCATTGAAATATGATATATATATCGATTGATGTAAATGGCACTCCGTCGCCAAAAGAAATCAAAATCGGAAATCAATGGGAAAATCTCGATGAGACAATTCAATTCTCTTTTCCAGAGAGTTTCTCAAAGCTGCATAAATATGCGGTCGCATGCACATATAGAAAAGATACAAAAGAACGTATTTCAAGAATCTTCCCTCTCACGGACGGCAGATTAGTCATCAGTTCTCTTATCACATCGCTTCCTGGATTATGGAACATCTATACTTTTTGCAAATCATCAGAAGTTGATCTAGATGCTAAATCAATAGACTTGAGAGCAAAAGAAGGGGAACACCTCAGTATTTCTGATGCCATCACTGCGAGGGTCAATGCGAATAACATTGATATAGAATCGATTAAAAATGTAGACATGGATCCAAATATAAAGATCGTCTATGACGATCTTTTTGATTTCAAGATTGAACTAGAAAATAATGAAGCTGCAAGAAAGACCAGCGAGTCGCTAAGAAAGCAGTCTGAAGCAATAAGAATCGGTGCTGAATCTGAAAGGGAAAGTGCTGAACAATCTAGAGTTGAGCATGAGAACGCAAGAATTGATAATGAAGAATCTAGGCAGTCAGAAGAAAGGACTAGAGTAGAATCTGAAAATACACGTAAGAATGCAGAGAATGCAAGGATACAGGCTGAACAGTCTAGAGCAACTGCAGAGTCTAAACGTGTTGAAGCAGAAAAAGCGCGTGTCAATACTGAAGCATCTAGGGGCACCGAAGAAAATAAACGTGTCGATGCTGAAAACTTAAGAAAACAGTCTGAGCAGACTAGAAATGGCGAAGAATCATCTAGACAGTCAGCAGAACGTATTAGAGTATCAGAAGAAAATGCGCGTAAGCAGTCAGAAATTGCAAGAGCACAGGCTGAACAGTCAAGAGTATCTGTAGAAAGTCAGCGTGTCAATGCTGAAACCAATAGAGTTAACGCAGAACGCTCAAGAAGTGAAGCAGAAACCAATAGAGTAAACGCTGAACAATCACGTGTAGACGCCGAAAAACTAAGAGTTGCAGCTGATACTGAAAGAACCAATAAGACTAATACAGCTTTAAAAACTCTAGAAGATGCAGTTGCATCCGAAAGAGAAAAATACAGTCAGCACTTTTTCGAAAATGCTTTTGCCTTGCAGAGAACAGGAAAGGTCTATACTGTCAAATTTCCTCTTTGGAAAACATCGCACCTTGCAGAAGGTGAAAAGCTAGATGATAACGCTGGACTTGCTATGGAGCCATCAACAAAGACTACCAGAGGAAGAAATGATTACAAAGATATCCCTTTATTTAAGACCTATGACGTCAATGCTTATGTTGACAATGACGGTGTACGTCACGTAACCGCTATTAAAGGTGATAGAAATTTTAAAGACACGGGAAAAAATGACGTGTTTGTGTTAGGAATGTCCTATTATGAAAAAACATGGGCTGATGATCAATATTGGTATTATTCAAGAACTGATGTGCCTAAAGACGGATATACTATCGCTAGAGAATGTATCAATCGAGACGGTACAGATCAGCCGTATACATTGACTGCTAAGTACGTATCAAGCATGATTGACGGAGTGTATTATTCCACAAAAGGACAGGCTCCAGCACGTAATTGTAGTAATCCAAAAGGCAATATTACAAGTGTTGACAATTCTTATTATGGATTAATCAGAAACTGTAAAAAGAAAGGCACTTTCTATACAGGCGGATTAATGTGTGATTATAAATCAATTCTCACTTCGCAACAGTTAATGCTCGGGACTACGGTTCCAAAAGCAAAAATATGGGGATGCACTTCTTGCCGGGGCGAACCTGCCGCATCAATTCAGAGCGCAGAAAAACATACTTATTTTCCTGTTAAAAAAACGGATGCAGATAATTATCCTGTTGGTTGTGGTGTATCTGTAGGATACAAGCATCTAAATAATAATGGCACAGCCACACTTGATAGATCATACGCAGAAGCGCACGCATATGCCAATGATGTAAAAGTCTTAAAAAAAGAACCTTTAGATGATAATAACGTAGCAATCTATCTAGATATCGAAGAACCATTTAATACAATGCCTGTGCAGTTAAGCGATACAGTCTCAAGCGAGATATACATTTTATCAATGCATTGGCATAGTGGCTTTAGCGATGACGTATTAGATAGATGTGGCTGTCCGTGTGAAGATGTCAGCGGTTTAACAAGCGGTCGCTATCCAATGGTTTGGCAGGGAGTCGAGCTCATGGTCGGAGGCTATGAAACCTTCGCAAATGCATTTATGGATATAGTCAGCCTGACTACTAGAGACGTTTATATTACAAATGATGCAACTAAACTGACTACTGATGATGGCGCTGCTAAAAGAGCTTATAAGAAACTGCCTTATCAGATGATGGTTGCTAAAAATAGTCAATGGAATTATGTAACAGAAATTAAACTGGATTTAGAAAATGGGGCGTTCGTTCAGACACAGTCTGGTCAAGATGGTTCTTCAAGTGCAACGGGCTTTGGAGATGCTATCTATTTTGATACTGCAACGAGCGGAACACGCGAGTTCCTTTCGCTTGGGTATCTGGGCTTTGGTTCTTTTGCGGGTCTAGCTTGCTGTCGTGGTGGCCTTTGGCTTGGTGACGCTTACTGGGGCATCCTCGCTCGCCTCTCAGTCAATGCGGTTGGGGGTGAATTGACTGCGTAGCAGTCAAGAGGGGCTCTCCCCTCACGATTTTTAAAATTTAACGCTCAATTTAAGAAAATTGTTGCTTTGAGTAATCTTATTCAGCGAATATACCAT